GCAGGAAGCGAGAGATGTGAAGGGTAAAGGTAGTGGCAAGAAAGATGCTTGCTACCATAAGGTCAAGTCACGTTATTCTGTTTGGCCAAGTGCTTATGCTTCTGGTGCATTAGTCAAGTGCCGTAAGGTTGGTGCTAAGAACTGGGGCAATAAGACTAAGAAAGAAGAATATATCCCAGAGTTTGCATCAAAAAAGACAGTAGAAAGAATGAAACGTGAAGGAGAAAATGTTCCTTCATTCAGCACTGGTGGAATGACGGCACCAAATAATGGTGGATTGAAAGATGGAAATTGGCATTTGAGAAAGGGTAAGAAAAAGATTCAGGATAATTATGAGTTCTCCAACTGGAGAGATGACTTTCAGGCAATGGAGTTTGAATCTGTAGATATCATCAAAGCAGAACCACTGAAACCAACTGATGGTATCGGTAGCAGAATGCTTGGTGAAGCAAAAAAGTGCTGGAAAGGTTATGAAAAGAAAGGCACCAAAAAAATGTTTGGTAAGACCTATAACAACTGTGTGAAAAAAGAGGAAGTTGAAATCCAAGAAGCAATTCCTGGATATGAAAAGTATGATTCTGCAATGAAATCAATTAGGAAAAAAAATCTTAGTGGTAGAAAAAAAATTGACGCACTGAAAGCGGCTGCTGCATTGAGACCTAAAACTGAAAAAGAAGTAATGGGTGAAGACTGGCAGAAGTCAAACCGTAAAGACGGTGTTGATGGTATGAGTCAGAAATCTGTGGATGCTTACAAGCGTGAGAATCCAGGTTCAAAGTTACAGACTGCTGTAACTGAAAAGAAACCAACTGGTAAAAGAGCAAAAAGACGTAAGTCTTTCTGTTCTCGTTCAAAGGGTCAAAAAGATATGCACAACATTGACTGCACTAAGACCCCAGATAAAAAAATCTGCAAAGCACGCAAACGCTGGAGATGCTGATGAAAAGTTTTCAACAATTTCTACAAGAAAGTATCACCATCAATGGTGATTTCAATGGAACACTAACTTATGGAGGTGTTCCTGGACAACAACAGCAAGAAGAATCATTCTCTGCTGATATTGTTTGGGAAGGTAAAATTTATCGCCTTGAAGTTGAAGGCAGTATGATGAGCAGAAATGAACTAGCAGAACATATTCAAGGAGAATATCCTGGTGCTGTTGTTCAGAATGTTTATCCTGGTTCATCACAATCCAGAATTAAAAGTGCACAAAGGTATAGACCAGAAAGATTAGGTTGGAGTGACTGATGGCTCAGTGGAATAAGGATACACAAGCATATTTAAATCAAACAAAGACAAACTTTGAAGTCTATATGTGCGCCGATAGATACGGCAACATTGATGGGTGTAATGGAACTGCAAGTGGAAGTGGTGCATTTGGAGAACAGATTGTATCTCAAATTACACCAGTATTTCAACTTGACGGATTATATGGATTAAACTCTGATAGGTTTGAAAGATATTCATCAGGCACTGGGATTACTACCTCCAATACTTTAATGGAGGTTTCATCAGGAACTGGTGCATATGGATATGGTGTTATTCGATCTAAGAGATCAGTAAGATATCGTCCGGGACAAGGTGCTCTCTCAAGATTTACAGCACAATTTTCTGGCATTGCAACAGGATACACTCAAAGAGCAGGATTCTTCTCACAAGAGCAGGCACTTCAAGTTGGATTCAATACCAACGGAAAGTTTGGTATTCTTCGTGAGAATGGTGGTAAGGCACATATTCATAGATTTGAAGTTACAACTCCAACGAGTGGATCGGAAAGTGTCACTGTTACTCTTGCAGGAACAGCGACTACTATAACAGTTGCTTCAGGAACTGCAACACAAAACGCAACTGGTATTGGAACACATACTTATAATGGATGGTTGGTAGATTATAGCAATGGATATATTGATTTCTTATCCGAAAGTGTTGGTCCAAAAACAGGAACTTTTTCAATTGTAAGTGATGGTGATTTAGTTGCAACAGCAACAACGGCACAGGCGGGCGTAAATCACACAAGTAACTGGACATATCAAGAAGATTGGAACTTTGATACAATGTTGGGCACTGGCGGAACAACCAATCCATCGGGTGTTACATTAGACCCGACAAAGTTGAATGTATATCAAATCAACTTCCGTTGGTTGGGTGCTGGTGAAATGAGGTTTGCAGTAGAAAATCCTTTGACTGGTGATATGATGCCAATCCATCATATTCATTACGCAAATAGACATAATACAGTTCACTTAGACAATCCATCTCTCAAAATTGGATATGTTGCCGCTAATCTGGATGGAAATACTGGTGCTGGAGTAACAGTATCTGGTGCATCGATGATGGGTGCTATTGAAGGTGTTATTAACACTACAACTCTTCCACTTGCGGCATTTAGGACAAAGAGTGGTGGAATGAATACTACTGGAGTCAAATACCATCTACTGACTATCAAAGGTGGTATGATAGTAAATAATAAAATCAATTCCAGAGAACTTATCATCAAAAAGATTAGTGCTCTAACCACAGCATCATCAACTGCTCCTTGTTTTATTTACTTGTATGTTGATGTTCCAACTGTCGATCCTTTAGATTATACACCACTTGGACAAGCATCTTCATATTCAAGAACTGATACCACAATTACCTCATCACAACAACCAATAGCAGTATTTTGCGTTACATCAGGTGCTCCAGAAACAATCGATCTTGATGCACTGAGAATCGTTTTACCACCACAGAGAACATTGACTATGGCAATTTCATCTGACTCTGTTTTACAAAAAGCAGATTGTTCTGTGACATTTGTTGAAGATTAAAAAGGAGTTTCGTTATGAGTGAAGTTTATCTTGGTAATCCCAATCTAAAAAAGGCAAATACAGCAATTGAATTTACAGAGGAACAAATTATTGAGTTTCTCAAATGTAAAGAAGATCCTGTATATTTTGCTAATAACTATATTAAAATTGTTTCTCTTGATGAGGGTCTGACTCAATTTCATCCTTATGACTTCCAAGAAAAACTAATTCACAATTTCCATAATAACAGATTTAATATCTGTAAGATGCCTCGACAGACTGGTAAATCCACTACAGTCGTATCTTACCTTTTGCATTATGCTGTATTTAATGACAGTGTAAACATTGGTATTCTTGCAAACAAAGCAGCAACCGCAAGAGAACTTCTCGGAAGGTTACAGACTGCTTACGAAAACTTGCCTAAATGGATGCAACAGGGTATTCTGTCATGGAACAAAGGTTCAATGGAGTTGGAGAATGGCAGTAAGATATTGGCAGCTTCTACGTCTGCAAGTGCTGTCCGAGGTATGTCGTTTAACATCCTCTTTCTCGACGAGTTCGCGTTTGTCCCAAATCACGTTGCTGACTCGTTCTTTGCATCTGTTTATCCTACTATTACTTCTGGTAAAAACACCAAAGTAATTATCGTATCCACGCCACATGGTATGAATCACTTCTACCGTATGTGGCACGATGCAGAGAGAAGTAAAAACGAATATATTCCAACAGATGTTCATTGGTCTGAGGTTCCTGGTAGAGATGAAGTTTGGAAAGAGCAAACAATTGCTAACACTTCGGAACAACAATTCCGTGTTGAGTTTGAATGCGAGTTTCTAGGATCTGTTAATACTTTAATCAATCCATCCATTCTCAAGACATTAATATATGAAAATCCGAAACAAAGAAATGCTGGATTAGATGTTTATGAAGATCCAATAAAAGAACATAATTACTTACTAACAGTTGATGTTGCTCGTGGATTAGGAAATGATTTTTCTGCATTTATTGTTGTTGACATTACAGAATTTCCATATAAAATTGTTGCAAAGTATAGAAATAATGAAATAAAACCAATGCTTTTTCCAAATATTATTTTGGACGTTGCAAAGGGATATAATAATGCTTGGTTATTAGTGGAAGTTAATGATATTGGAGATCAGGTTGCCAGCATTCTTCATTATGATTTGGAATATGAAAATATTCTTATGTCATCAATGAGAGGTAGAAACGGACAGGTTGTAGGTCAAGGATTTTCTGGGAGTAAAACTCAACTTGGTGTTAGAACAACATCTGCCGTTAAAAAACTTGGATGTTCAAATCTAAAAACTCTTATTGAAGAATATAAATTACTTACTCTTGATTATGAAATCATTTCAGAATTAACAACGTTCGCACAAAAGCATAATTCTTTTGAGGCAGAGGAAGGATGTAATGATGATTTGGCAATGTGCCTTGTTCTTTTTGCATGGCTAGTCGCACAAGACTACTTCAAAGAAATGACCGAGAATGATGTTAGAAAAAGGATATATGAGGAGCAAAAAAATCAAATTGAACAAGATATGTCGCCTTTTGGATTTATCTCAGATGGTTTTGATGACGAATCAACATTCGTAGATAAATCTGGTGATAGGTGGTATACTGATGAATATGGAGATCGTTCTTACATGTGGGATTACATGTAATGGATTTTGGCGATCAGATAGAACTTGAACATTTACTCTTTCTCGATAGAAAATGTAGAGTATGTGGTAAGGTAAAAAGTTTATTGGATGATTTTTACCTAACTAGAAAGGATAGAGGAACTTTACCATCTGCATATTCATATGAATGCAAATCATGCACAGTGATGAGAATTAAATCAAATAGAAAGACTAAAATTTTTGATAGGTGGGAATATCCTGACTGGTAATATTGTTCATGTATTGTTTCCCCACTGAAAGTACCCTTTTTCCTAAATATTTTTAGATAAATTTGGATTGCGAGGGAAAACAAGATGCCATTAAATTTAGCATCTCCTGGGATTAGAGTAAGGGAAGTAGACCTTACTGCTGGAAGAGTTGATCCTGCTTCCGCGAAAATCGGCGGTCTTGTTGCACCTTTCGCACAAGGACCAGTTGATCTCCCAACAGTAATCGGATCAGAAAAAAGTTTACTCGATAATTTCGGTAAACCATATAACAACGACAAGCACTACGAACACTGGTTAACTGCATCCTCATTCTTGGCATATGGTGGCCAGATGAGTGTAGTTAGAGTTGATGATACGGATCTCAAGAATGCAGTTTCCAATGGATCTGCAATTAAGATTAAGAATATTGAGCACTATGAGCAACTTCAATATGATGAGAATGTCATTGGTGGAGGCCAAGTTGCAGTTTCCAAAAACCCAGGTTCTTGGGCGAATGGAGTCAGAATCGGCATTATTGATGGATTAGCAGATCAGACTTTAACTGTTTCATCAACTTCAGGATTATCTGTTGGTCTTGGTGTTTCTCAGTCTGTTCCTTTAAATACCAAAGTTTCTGGAACAGGTGATGCAGCAGGAACAGTAGTAACTCTTGATGGTTACTATAAGGGAATCATCACTGGTGTAGATTCTAGCAACGATAAGATTGACGTTAAGTTTGTTTCGCATGTTTCTGCAGCAGGAACTGAAACTACCATAGACTATACTTACAATGGAAAGTATAAGTTCTCTACCGGAACAACAGATTTTATAGGTGCTGGTGCAGGTTCAACTTCTGCAGATATTACTAGAGGAGCACTTGGATCATCGGCAGCATCTGCTACTGCTGGAGATTCGATTGATGCATATTTCTTAAGCTCTTCATTAGTAGTTGATAATGCCGGTGGGTTATCACTCTCTGCTAGTGGAACTTCTGTTGGTATTGCAACCGCTGGTGTTAGTGTAGGTGCAGGAAACTTCCTCGTAATTGGAAATGAGTTAATTAGTTTGGCATCTGCAACCGTTGGTGTTGGTCAAATTACCGGAATTTCTAGAGGTTCAGAATCAACAACTGCAACAGAACATGTTGATGGTGCAGCAGTCAAGTATTTGACTAAAACAACTGGTGTTGCGACAGTAACTGCAGATATTTCAGATTCTGTCACTAATGTTGGATTAACAACAACTGCAACTGGTCTTGGAACTGATAGAGTTAACGCTGGTGGATTCCTAAAAATTGGATCTGAGTTTGTTTCTGTTAGTGCTTTCCTTGATGGTGACACATCGCAACAAACAGTATCTGTTGTAGCAGACTGGTTTGATGCACAGGAACTTCATGTTTCTAAAGAGGTAATTGGTAATACCACTACCGTAAAAACAGTTAAGTGGAACACTGTTGCAGAAAGACCAGGAACATCAGAATTTGCTACAGATAGAGGTTCAAGATTTGATGAACTTCATGTCGTTGTAATTGACGGTGAAGGAAAGATTACTGGAAATGCCGGAACTATTCTTGAGAAGCATTTAAATCTTTCTAAAGCAAAGGATGCAACATTCTCTGTTGGATCTCCTTCCTACTGGAGAAAGTATTTACAATCTAATTCCGAATATATCTTCGGTGGGGGAGCACCTAGTGGTCTTTCCGCATTAGGATTTAGTTCTGGATTTACTGCGGTAACTGATACTGGTTGGGATCAAAATGCAGAAGATACTGCAAGTGGCCCAATCATCTTTGGAGGATCTGGAACCAAAAACTATTCATTATCAAGCGGTGTAGATTACGGTGGAGGATCCAATGTTGAAGCAACAGGAGCACTTGCACCTTCTCTCGATAGTTTAGTAACAGGTTATGGTCTGTTTGAAAACAAGGAAAAATATGATGTAGATTTCCTTATCATGGGATCTGCAAATTATGGATCGGCAGAAGCTGCAGCACTTGCAACAAAACTGATTGCAGTTGCTGATAAGAGAAAGGATGCTTTGGCATTCATCTCGCCATACAGAGGTGCATTCTTGACAGACACTGCTGTTGGAACAGTTACCGTCAATAATGATGAAACCATTACTGATAATGTATTAGGTTTCTATGGCGGAATGACATCTTCATCTTATGCAATTTTTGATAGCGGTTACAAGTACATGTATGATAGGTTTGCAAACACTTTCCGCTATATCCCATTAAACGGAGATATTGCTGGTCTTTGTGCTCGTAATGATGTTGATAACTTCCCGTGGTTCTCACCAGCAGGAACTACAAGAGGTGCAATCTTAAATGCAGTCAAACTTGCATATAATCCATCCCAAGAACAGAGAGATAGACTTTACTCCGCAAGAGTAAACCCAGTCATCTTCTCTCCTGGTGCTGGTATCGTTCTCTTTGGTGATAAGACAGGTCTTGCAAAGGCATCGGCATTCGATAGAATCAACGTTCGCCGTTTGTTCATCTATCTTGAAGATGCAATTTCTGCAGCAGCAAGAGATCAACTCTTCGAATTCAACGATGAAATTACAAGAACTAACTTTGTAAACATTGTTGAACCATTCCTCCGTGATGTTCAGGCAAAACGAGGAATTCAAGATTATGTTGTTATTTGTGATGAGACAAATAATACTGCTGCGATTATAGATAATAATGAGTTTATTGCTGACATCTACATCAAACCTGCAAGATCAATCAACTTCATTGGTCTTACATTTGTTGCCACCAGATCTGGTGTTTCATTTGAAGAAGTTATCGGTAACGTTTAATTTAGAGGTTTAAAGAAAAATGCCTAGTCGCCAACAACGTAATACCTCACCAGTAAGAACAATTAGTGATTTTAAGAGCAAGTTAACTGGTGGTGGTGCAAGACCCAATCTATTTGAAGTTGAATTAGCATTCCCAGCTGCGGTTGCTGTTGATAATGATGTTCTCCAAAAATCAAGATTCCTCGTAAAGGCAGCAGCACTGCCTGCCTCTACGATTGCTTCTGTTGATATTCCTTTCAGAGGTCGTATTCTGAAAGTTGCCGGAGACAGAACATTCGAAACTTGGACAATCACTATCATCAATGATGTTGATTTTTCAATTCGTTCTGCTTTTGAAAAGTGGATGAATTCAATTAACAAAATGACTGATGCAACCGGTCTTACCAATCCAGTTGATTATCAGAAAGATGCAGTTGTCAAGCAACTCGATAGAGACGGTTCTGTTCTCAGATCTTATAAGTTCTGGGATATTTTTCCAACTAATATTTCCACAATCGACCTGAACTACGAAACGACTGATACCATTCAGGAGTTTACTGTAGAAATGCAGGTTCATTATTGGGAAGCACTTAGAGGAACTGCTGCTCAAGCAGGTGGAGAAGATATCAACTAAATAGTAAAACAACAGTCTAGTCAGTTTATACTATGGCAAAACTTTTTGGTTTTTCTATTGAGGATTCAGAAAAAAAATCCAAAGGTATAGTTTCCCCCGTCCCTCAAAATAATGAGGACGGGGTTGACAACTATATAAGCAGTGGATTTTATGGTTCGTATGTAGATATTGAAGGTCAATATAGAACAGAATTTGATTTAATCAAAAGATATAGAGAAATGTCGTTGCACCCAGAGTGCGACAATGCTATCGAAGATGTTGTCAATGAGGCACTTGTCAGTGATCTCTATGACTCCCCTATTGAGATTGAACTTTCAAATCTCAATGCAACTGACAAATTAAAAAAAGCAATTAGAGAAGAATTTAAATATATTAAGGAACTTCTTGACTTTGATAAAAAGTCGCATGAAATTTTTAGAAATTGGTATGTTGACGGTAGACTATATTACCATAAAGTTATAGATCTCAAAAAACCTCAAGAAGGGATTAAAGAATTAAGATTCATTGATCCCATGAAAATGAAGTTTGTTCGCCAAGAAAAGAAAAAAGACAAAACAAGTGTTCAAATTAATCCGACAGTTATTGGTCGTGATAATGAAAATAATGTATTAGCACCTGAAATTGAAGAATATTTTGTTTATACACCCAAACCACAATATCCAACCAACAATTACAGTAGTGGTGGAGCAAGTAAAGGTGTAAAAATTGCAAAAGATGCAATCACATATTGCACTTCTGGATTAGTCGATAGAAATAAGGGTTCAGTTCTTTCATATCTTCATAAGGCAATTAAGTCTCTC